TATGAGATTCTAGATACCTCGTTCTACGCTAAGGACGAGATTCCGTGGTACCACGTTGTTAAGCAGGTTGCTTTCGAGGATGCCGAGCTAGTTTCTNATGCTGGTGGAGACTTCGTAGGTATCTGCCAGGAGTACAGCGACGATGTAGACGTAGCTAGAGGTCGCATCGTCCGTGTCCGTGTTGAGGGTGTGTCGAGAGCTATTGCTTCTGGCGCTATCCCTCTCCGTTCTCGCGTTGCTGCTACGGCTGATGGTAGAGTAGCTGTGGCCAGTTCGGGACAGACCGTAGTAGGCATTGCTACCACCGAAGCTACTCAGGCTGGTGACTGGCTGAATGTCCACATTACCCAGGGCGTCGTAGCCTGATTATAGGAGGAATACTAAATGAGATACGATGCTAGTGGTAGGGACCGCGTTCAGCCGGACCCAGTAAATACCCAAATTAGTATCGCGTTTGAGAATCGTACTTCGTACATCGCACCGATTCTGTTTCCGCAGGTACGCACGCGGCTACAGTCCGGTCGGTACGAGATTTTCGGACGTGAGTTCTTCACTGAGCACTTTGGGCAGACTGTACGTGCTCCTGGTGCCCGCGCTCCTGAGGTCGAGGGTCGTAGGGTCGTGGCGGAGGATACTTACTTCGCTCGTGAGCACGCACTAGAAGAGCTAACTCCCGACGAGGAAATCACTGAGAACCCCGGCGAGAGTCCCGAAGCTGACTCTGTGGAAGACCTTACTAATCGACTGCTACTCGCTAAGGAGCTACGGGCGCGTGACCTTCTGTACAACCCTGCTAGCTACTACAATGACCATGTGTTCTCTCTTGGTGCTGGCGAGCACTTCGATGACTTCGGTACGTCGAACCCGATTGAACTATTCCGTGACCTGCACCGCACCTTCTACAAGACGCTTGGTGTCGTGCCTAACGTAGCGGTAATCCCCTGGACGGCTATGTCGTACCTAGAGGACCACCCGGCTATCATCGCTCGTTATGCGGCTCTCGGCGGTGTCATCACCCCTGAGCAGATTGCTAACGTGCTAGGTCTACGCCGTATCATCGTTCCCGGTGGTAGCTACAACAACGAGAACCCTGGACAGGCTGCTGCTCTAAGTGAGATTTGGGGCAACAACATCGTCATGGGTCTTATTCCGAACCGTGCTGCGCGACGTACTCCTGCTCTAGGTTACGAGTTCCTGTGGCCGATTGCTGGTGCTCGTGGCACCGAGGACAGTGTGTCCACGGACCGTAGACGGGACAATGACCGTATCGGTTGGATTAACCGTGTTCGTCGGCGCTACGACCTTAAGCTTGTTGGTCGTGACCCTGACCTGCCGGGTAACCCTGTGGTCGCGGGTATGCTCTTGCAGAACATCGTTTCTCCCGACAACGCCTGAGGATAGGGATAACCAATGGCTAAGAAGCTAGCAGCTCACTTTAGAGCTGTAAAGGAAGGCAAGAAGGACAAGGACGGTAACCCTACGTATGAGCTAGTGCATCTACGTCCTGGGGCTGACCCGTCTGAGTTGCCACAGGAAGTGCAGGACCAGTTGGAGAAGGATGGTCTTCTCGTAGATGAGAAGCGTCTTACTTCTAACAGCCTGGTTCGCATTCCTTATGGTGAGCCTGACCGTGAGGTTGAGCCTGACCGTGAGGTTGAGGCCACTGAACCTATGGTGACGGAGAGTCGTCCGAACCCACAGGACCACCCTGACAAGGGCGGTAAGAAGGACGAGGGTAAGTAATGCCTGATGAAGTAGTCACCCTAGGTGAGATCAACCAGTTCCTACCTTTGCATAAGTATCAGGTAGGGTCGTTGTCCGATGTAGTCGAGCTACAGCGGAGCCAAATCTCTATCGTATATGGGTTTCTACGTGGAAGGTATGACGTTTCCTCATGGATTGATTCTAGTTCTACACCTTCACTAGTTAAAACCATCATTTCATTGTTGGTTGCTGGTAATGTGTATTACAGACAGTTCGCTGAGGAAGAGACTAGAGGGCTATCCTATGGTCAGCGGCGTATCAATGAGGCATATGCACTATTACAAGCAATCCTAGACGGGGTCTACGACCTTGGTGTTGATGTTATCGTAGACCCCTCTAGGTTGCCTTCTGTGTACGAGACTGAGCCAGTCTTTGAAATGGAACGCGAGTGGTAATTCCCCTAAACATTGGTGGCGGTCGAAGCGGTGGCTTCGGCGTTACTATGTTGCCTGGGGGAGGACTACTTAGTGGTCAGCTAAATCAATTCGCAGGTGAGGTTAAGTCATTTCGCCCTATCTTGGAAGATATTAGGAATGAAGTAGTTATCCCAGCTATTAGGGAGAACTTTGCTACTCAGTCTGCCGCAGGTGAGGATTGGGCTAAGCTAGCTCCTGATACAGAGTTCATGCCCTATAGAGCTGAAAGAGGGGCTGGGGATAACCCTATTCTAGACGTTACCGGAAAGCTAAAGAGAGTAGCGGCACAGAAGAACATCTGGCTATTCGATGGGCAAGCAGGTACTATGTTCGTTAAGCAGTTGCCTGGTGCTGAGTACGGTGAGATTCAGCAGCAAGGCGGGCCTAACTATGGGCTAAAGGGTGACCTATCTAACATCCCTCCACGTCCGTTCATCATCATTAATGAGCAGGATGTAGAGAAGGCAGAAGAAATCTTCTCTAATTGGGTATCTGAGAAGTTCAACAAGGTAGTAGGCTACGTAGCTCAGGGTCGTACTGTGGGCTCTATTGCATCGGGGGAGAACTGATGCCTCTCACCGATAAGCTAGTAGTCGTAGGAGAAGCACTAGAGACTTACTTAGAGGCAGGCAAAGACCAGTTAGGTATTAGAAAGATTTGGTATGGAGCAGACGAGTTGATTCCTGAGACTCCTGCCATTACTGTAGCGCCGGAAGGGAAGTCTAGAGCATTAATCGAAACCGGCCACATGACATACAACGACTTCACAGTTACTATTACTATCTACCATGCTAGATTGGGTGACCCCGCAGTAACTCGTAAAGAATGTGACAGCATGGCTGAGTCTGTGGAAGATTACCTTCATAGCAACATTAAACTAGGAGGGTTGGTCTATACTAGCTTAGTACAATCTGTAGAGCCGGGAGTGGCCCGTCGAGCTAACGTAATTTTAAAGGCTACTCGTCTAACATGGGTAGGTAGAAGCAAAACTAGAGTCTAAGGAGAAGGTATGGCAACTGTAGAAGTTAACTTGCCTAACGTTCCTCAAGGAGCGAACGTTAGTATTCCGTATCTAGGCCGGTTTAGAAATGGTGAAACCACAGAGGTCAGTGACCGTAATTGGGGTCGGTGGCTGCGTAATCACCCCGGCGCTAGGGAGCCTGAGGATGGCGTGCTACGATTGACGCGAGAAGGCTTGCAGGCAGCGCATGAGCAGCGCATGGAGGAACTAGCTGCTAGGGATAGTGAGCGGCCTGACGAGCAGCAGGAGGGTACTGAGCCGCCTCCTGGTGAAGACCCTACCGAGCACAGTCCGCAGCAGACTAACTATGGTCAGCTAGAGCAGCCTGTGGAGCAGGAGCAGGTTCCTGACGAGCAGCCAACGCTAATCGACCTAAATGAGGAAGGCTGATTTAAATGGGTGAACTATCTATTGGTGCATCCGGTTATGTAGGTGTCGCTATCGAAGCTGAGAGTGGTACCTACCAACCGCCCACTAAGTTCTTTCCTATTCGTAGTGAGAACTTTACCTGGAACCAGAACACTAATCAGCGGCGCGTAATTCGCGGTACTGCTGACGTAATCGGTGCAGTTGCCGGTAACGGTAGTGTTGAGGGTGACATTGACTGCGAGCTTCTGAGTGATGTACTACCGTACTTCCTCATGGCAGCGCGTGGTGAATTGACTAGAACTGGAACCTCTCCTAACTTCGTATATGAGTTCACTCCGACGCATGGTGCCCTGGCACCTAACACTCTGAGTATTACGATTGTACGAGCTGGGGAAGCGTTCGGCTACGTAGGCTGCAACACTTCGTCTATGTCCTTCTCTGTGGACAACGACCAGGCTGTTGTAGGCTTCTCTATGCTAGGTATGCGTGAAGAGGAAGTTGGCCTACCTGGCGCTCCTATCTACACTGACGACGTTCCTTACGGTTCGGGTGAGTGGATTATCCAGGTACCTACTGACACTCAGATTTTCGACGCCGACAACTTCTCCTTTGAGGTTGACGACGGTGGTACCGTACAGAACCGCCTTAAGGACGAGCTTGGCGCTCAGTTTATCTCGTTCGGTGAGCGTAGCGTAAGTGCTTCCATCGACCGAGACTTTGCTGACCGTGACGAGTACAACGAGTTCAAGGCTCTTACTCAGAAGAGTATTAGTGTTAGAGCAGGTAGTGATGAAAATGACTACGTGCAGCTTACCTCTCCAGTCACGTACATCGAGGACTACGAGGTAAGTCTATCTGGTGTGGGTGACCTCGTGAGAGCGAGTATCACCTATAACGGTATCCATGACGACACCACAGGAGGCGCTTACAGCATTGAGATTGCCACAGATGAGGACCTTGCCGTATAGTAGGTAAGTGAGGTGATCCCAACGTATCTAGCCGAGGCGGCTAATCATTGGGAGTGGGTGTCGCAAGGACTGTGGCACTCACTCCCATTAGTCTTGGGATTCGCTAAGTTCATAGTAGGAAAACAAAAAGGGATAAAGATGCCAAGAGCAACAGTAAGTATCGACACCGAGCGGTTCGACCTAGAGACTCTTCCTTCTGATGGTGCGGAGGAAGGTGGTTGGGTTGAGCTTAAGACTATGTCCTACGGTGCTTTCCTTAAGCGCAAGGATATGATTACCAAGATGAGTGTCAAGGGGCAGGGCAAGTCTGCCGAGACTCTTCTAGAAATGGCTAATGAGAAGCTGACGCACTATGAGTTCAAGGAGTGCATCGTTGACCACAACCTCGAGGACGACGGGGGTAAGAAGCTAGACTTCTCTAAGCCTACTGCTATCCAGCGCCTCAACCCGCGTGTAGGTGAGGAAATCTCTACCTACATCGACAAGCTTAACAAGTTCGACGCGGAAGATTCCGACTCTGACGACCCTTTGGGTACTTCGCCAACGACGTAAAGACTACAGTCCTACTTGGTAGAAGTCCTGAATTAGAAGAGACTGGTGCATATTTAGAGTTAGCTTCTATCTGTGACAGGTTCAGTACACTACCTAATGAAGGTGGGGTACTAGACCAAAACCAAGTAGTGATGCGAAAGCTGATGATAGTCTTTGCAGCAAGGCAAGAAAAGCAACAGCTAGAAGAAGAGCGTAGGCGCAGGAAACAGAGCAAAGGCAAGTAAATGGCCCTAACCTCGCGGGACGTCATGTTCGTACTACGGGCGCAGGATATGGCGTCCCGCCCGGTTAGAAACCTGGCTACTACGTTCAGTAGGTTTGGTAGAGAGATTGAGCGCCTAGATAATGTACTACGTACTCAGCTTACTCAGTCCCAAGCTAGAGTTAACGCTGAGACTAACCGAGCACGCGACGCTTATGCTCGTGCTGCTACCCCTTTACAAACTGTCAACGACAGGCTACGTAGCCAGAACGCTAGATTAGCAGAGAACAGAACGGCACTACGCACAGCTAATGACGTGCGTGGTGCTTTTTTGCAGGGTCTACAAAGAGAGATTACTGCTACTAACAATAGTGTTACTGCTCGTAGGAATGAACTAGATAGTATCAACAAGAGACTATCTAGTGGTAGAGAGCTTTCTAGGATGACCTCCCAAGAAGCTCAGGCATTACGCAATAGGGTACCTATAATCAGAGGTCAAATTGCTCAAGAGCAAGAACTACTTAATGTCCAGCGGTTCAAAGCTGCTGGAATGCAACAAGCCAATATAAGTAGAACTAACTCTATTAGAAGTATTGACCAAGTAATTGCGCGCAATCGAACGCAGATTGCACAGAATATGGAAGTGGCTAATAGCGAGCGAAGAATTAGAGATGCTGCTATTGCTCAAGTGAAAGATACGGAAGCTGCTAGACAAGCGCAAATGCGAGATGAACATAGAAGAGCAGTACAACGTCAGCAGATACAGCAGCAGCAAGTCCAACAGCAGTTCATGCTTGGAGCAGCACTTACTACCTTCGGAGCTATCGCTACAGGTATAGGGCTCAGTGTAGTAAACTCGTTCATCGGTATGGTTAGGGCCACAGCTGACTTGCAGCTAGGGTTTGCTCAAGCTCAGGTGCAGAGCGCAGGTACCGTACAGAGTGTAGGCCAGCTACGGGATATCGCTCGTGATGTTGCTATGGAGATTCCAGCAGCATATGGTCAGATGGACCGTGTGCTGTTCCGCATCTTCACCTCCACCAATGCCTCTGTGGGCGAAGCTCAGGTAATGCTACGAGCGTTCGCTACTGAGTCTGTGGCAGCACAGGCCGATATGGAAGCTGCTGCACGCTCCACCATTGCTATTATGAACGCTCTGGATATGGGTACGGAAGACCTAGCACGTATTCAGGATGTGCAGTTCGAGGTTATCCGTCGCGGTGTTATTACCTATGACGAACTGTCTGCATCCATTGGTCGCGCTCTACCTGCCACAAGACGAGCAGGGCAGAGCATCGAGACTTTGGGTGCCATGTTCTCGTTCCTGACTCGTAACGGTCTAGACGCACGCATGGCAGCTACATCGGCTGCTAGAGCACTAGAGTCCTTCGCCCACCCCCGTACTGTGGCTCGACTAGAAGATATGGGTATTCAGGTACGGGACGTCAATGGTGAGTTCCTACCGCTCGTAGACGTGATTGGTCAGCTTAATGGCGTAATGGGGAATATGACTACGCCTGAACGTACCGCTGCTATGCAAGAACTCTTTATGGGTTCTGGTGGTACAATCCAGGCCCGACGCTTTTGGGACACTGCACTAGCGAACTTCGCTCAGTTTGAGATGCACATTAGGTTTATGGAAAACTCCACAGGAGCTATGCGCCAAGCGTATGACATTATGTTTGGTGAGCCGGCAGTGCTCCTAGACCTACTGAACAACCACATCGCTATCTTTAGAGATATGATTGGTGAGGCTCTAATCGGGGGTATGCGTCCGCTAATTGGAGCATTCATCCAGCTAGTTCAGTGGCTTACTGGTATGGATGAAGGAATGCGAGAAGCTATCGTTAGGACGATAGCTCTAGGCGGCGTGCTACTCACTGTGGCAGGTGCGGTGACCACAGCAGCGGGTATGATTATCGTATTCAATGCTGCTGTGGCAGCTTCTAGCTTTAGTATGGGAGCTGTACTTACAGCAATTGGTGCTGTATCTGGAGGTATCGTAGCTCTAGGTATCGTACTCGCTGGAATCATTTACTACTGGGACGATATCACTAGAGCAATCAGCCGTACAATAGACTGGCTTGGTAGGTCTGAGGTACAAATCCAACTAGTAGCCGTTGCTGCATCACTACTAGCAATCGCATTTGCCGGGGTAGTTGCTGGGTCCACAGGCATTATCGGTGCAGTAATGCGTATCGGTAATATGGCTATGACAGCCGCTGGTGGAGTAGCTGGGCTTACTAAGGCTCTGTGGGCTATTGCTACGCATCCTGTGGTCATTGCTATTGGAGCTATTGCAGGAGCATTCTGGTTACTCACTAGAGACAGTAGAGAAGCAGCCAGGGCACAAGAACAATACGCTACCTCTATGTGGGACACTAGGGATGCTATTCTACAGAGTGAAGCTTCTGTACTTAACTATAAGAATATTATGCAAGACGCTGCTAGAGAAGTAGCTAATAGTAGAATTGCTGAGAGTAATCTACTTGATGTAATGGCACAGTCTACAGACTTTAGGCAAGACGAAGTAGTAAATGCTATCATCGGTGAAGGCAATGCTCGTCAGGAAATGCTTAGGGACATTGACCGAGAGATTGCTGCTCTAGACAGGAACGTGGATAGTCAGGGCCATGTAAGTACATCTCGTATGTATGATATTGATGCTTCTGATGTACAGCGGCAGGGCCTAGGTAGACTACGGGATACTATTCTTGCCGAAGCAGAAGCTCACGATGCTGCTAGACAAGAGATGATTCAGCGTCTACGTATGACAGACGAGCTAGGATATGCTCTAGCAGACTACATCACTATGTCTGAGAGCACTAGCATTGCCGACCTTATCGGTGCTGATGCAGCTAAGCAGCGATTGATTGAAATGGTAAAGCTGCAGGGTGGAGTAGAAGAGCTAGACCCTGCAATGCAGCAGCTAATTGAACAGTACGGTCTAGAAGAGGAAGCCCTAGAAGCTTCTAATGAAGTTATGATTGAGGCCACTAGGCTGAGAGAAGCCTGGGGCACTGCGTTAGACGCTTTGCTATCTCCTACAAATGCTTGGCAAGCGGCGCTAGAGAAGGTTACAGAGGCAGCCGGGGACAATGCAGACGCTATCGACAACAGTTCAGTAACTCTGAAAGGGTGGACAGACGAGCTTAACATTGCTCACAATAACACCTCTGAAATGTTCACTAATATGTCTGCTATTGTAAGGAACAATAGCGAGTCTATGGCTGGCGATACCCACATGACTATGGGGGCAATCCTCGAAATGGGTGAAGCCGGACCACATGCTATGGCTCTACTAGCTAGTGCTAGCCCTGACGAGTTTGAGGAAATCTTACGGGGTATCCGATTGCACGCTGCTATGACTAGTGAGTCTGTAATTGAGATGGTAGACGAGATGATGTTCAATATGGACCACATCATCGAGAGCTATAAGGGCGTCACTGACGCTAAAATGGGCGAGATTTGGGAAGCTACCACAGTAGTTATCGCTCAGACTGGTACTGATAACAAAGCTGCTGTGTACGATATGATGATTGGTATGGCAGAAGAGGTAGAGAATAACGGTGACCTTTCTGTAAGCGAAATGATTAAGATTGGTACGTTATTAGTTAACGCAGCCGAAGAGGGTGGTAGAGACACTGTAGATGCTCTAGCTGAAGAACTAGATATGGCACCGGAAGAGGTGCGTAGGATTCTAGGTGTAGTAGACGTTACCTCAGCAAGCGGTCTGCAAGAGCTAGCTGAGACTTGGAGACGGGGTGGGCAGAATGCCTATGAAGCCTTCTCGGACATTACTGGTGTAACTCCTGCTACTATTGCTAGGATTCTTGAAGATGGGAAGGTATCTTCGGATACGGGCCACAGACTCATCACAGGAGCTTGGGAGTCTGGTGGGCAAGACTCGCTTAATGCTCTAATGGCTGCTCTTGACCCAACCCCAAGAGACATCGAGAACCTACTCAACAATGCTAATCTCACATCGCAGCAGCGTATGGCACTCATTGAAGCTACATGGCTGCATGGAGGTGAAGACTCTCTAAGCGCTTTAATGAGGGAGTTGAACCCTGCACCTGCTGAGGTAGAAGGTGTACTACAGAGCGTAAATAGTAACTCTGATAGTCAAATGGCTGCTCTAGAAGCTAGCATGACAGCAGGAGGTGAGCGTGCTAGGGACGGTTTGATTGCAGCCTTACGTGCTGGCACCGCTACTGTCGGTGCTATCTCTCACGGCTATGGCGTAACTATTACGAACGGTATCAACCCTGTTCTACGTGGTCTAGGTAGACCCCTAATCTCTATGCCTAGGGCTATCACTGCTGCACAGCTTAACACTGGTGGTGAGGTACCTGGCAGCGGGCCTGACCGAGACTCCGTACTAGCCCACTTAACTCCTGGTGAGTATGTAGTACGGCGTAAGGCTGTGGACAAGATTGGTAAGCACAACCTAGACAAGCTTAACCAGACTGGTGCTATGGAAGTATGTGAGCATACTTCTAAGCATGATACTAATATGCCCTATGTTTCTGATGCTATTGCTATTGCTAGAGCAGCTAGAATGCATGAAGATAGTGCTGCTCCTTCTAAGCAGGCAACTATTAGCAAGATTAGGAGTAGAGGGCAGTGGTACGGCCTTAACTATGCTCCTGCACGCTGGAACGTACCTGCGGCTATTAGTAGTTGGAGAGGTAATGCCGGGGCTATTGGTATTAACTCAGGTAGAAGTCCTCATGGTCCTAGCGAAACAGTGGGTATTAGCGAGATCAATAACCCGTCTAGGCAAGCTAATGGTCTGTACTGGCCTCAGCACAATAACATTCAGCTGAACTGGGCTTATGGGTCTAGACTAAGTACGTTCCAAAGAAGGGGAACCAGTGCCCACGAAATTGGTCACGCTCTAGGTCTAGGCCATGTAGGTAATCCTAGGTCTGTTATGTATGCTAGCAATGTTGCTGGTAGAGCAAATGCTCCAGGTGCATACGAGCGAGATATCCTCCGTCGTATGTACCCTATGAAGAGAGAAGAAGACCGGCAGCAGCCTACGCAGCCTAACCAGATTGAGGGAGGCAGACTAACTAGTGCTGCTGCTCCTGGGGCTAGAGACGATAATAGATTCTGGTGGGTAGATGACATTCCCAAGCCACCATCACACTACCGTCCTCCTATTCACCCTATTACTGCATCTGCTGCTGCTGCTGACAAAGAGAAGTACGACCAGGCAGTATCCTTCGTTAGGCAGCATGGAGCACCGCCCATTACTGGACCGTTCCCTACAGGTGCCGGGGACTCAGGCGTGTGGCGCACTCTAAAGGCCGCTATTGAGGGTGGGGTATCTGGTGCTAGGGTGACCAGTGCGTACCGTCCCGGTGCTCGTACAGCAGCTAGTGGTAGACGCTCGTTTCACTCTATGGGCCGTGCTGTGGACATCGTTGGTAATGGCCGCATGGACACTGGCACGATGGGTAGAGCAGCTAGGTGGATTGCTCAGCGCTACCCCAATGCCACAGAGCTAATCTACTCGCCTGGTCCGTCTTTGATTAGGGGTAGACGCTACAACCCCACAGGCATTACTAGAGCAAACCACTGGGACCACGTCCATTGGGCTATGGCTAACGGTGGCGTAATCAACGAGCCTGTATTTGGTGTGGGCGCTAGCGGTCAGACCTACAGCTTCGGTGAGACTGGTCCTGAGCAGGTAACTCCGCTGAACAGTGGAGGCATCGTACCTGACCTTGGTCCTTACCTTAATAGCCCTAACGTTAGCTCTCCTGGCGGAAGAGGTATTCCTAAGAGTCTCAAGGGTGATGACCTCAAAGCTATGAGAGCTGAGATTGCTGCTACTAAGGAGCTGTTGAAGGTCCGAGAGATGGACTACAGACAGCACCTAGCTCACCTGACTAAAAAGATCAACGCTGAGATTAAGTACAGTAATGATTGGTTGCGTCTAGTAAACGAGCGTGAAGATGTAATTAAGAATGCTTACGAAGCGCAGCAGCAACACATTCAGCGTATGGCTCAAGAGCGTATGCAGATGGAAGACAACCTGTTTAGCTACGAGAGGATGCGTGCTGACCAGTATGTTAAGCTACTAGATGTTCGTATAGCTTCTGAAAAGAAATATACAAATGAGTGGATGTCCCTACAGAGGCAGCGTCAGGACGTTATTGAGGCTGAGCAGCGTAAGACCTGGGACCTAGTACGGTCTGACCTACAGGCTCAGCTACAGCTTATGAGTGCTCAGGAGAGAGTCGCTGAGCTACGCGAGCTAGTGAACCAGGGCGGCAGAGGTTCAGCCGAGCGTGAGGCTGCTGTGGCTACGCTACAGGAAGCCAAGGCTGCTGTGGCCTATGCTGAGTTCGATGCTGCAAGGCTGCATGGGTTGGCCGATGCTATCGAAGAGCACGACAGTCTACGCGCACTACTGATGCGCTTTGAGGCTGAGGCAGGGCTAGCAGAAGCTAACAAAGCTATGGCAGAAGCTAAAGAGGAAATGGACCGTCAGACAGACAGCGCTAAGGAGCTACGTAAGGCAGAGATTGAGCTTACCCTAGCTGAGATGGACCTTGTAGAAGCGTCACAAGCTTCTAGTAAGGCACGACTAGAGGTGCAAAACCGTACTGCCACAGAGATTGAAAAGTACGGTGCTCTCTACAGTGAGCTAGTAAGACTAACCTCTGCATACAAGACGCTGCAAGATGTAGCATTTGGCTCTAAGGGTGGGGATGAGTGGAACTTAAATGCTGGCGGAGTAGTAGGTAGCCACAGAGGCGTAGACGCTAGGATGATTGAAGGTGGCCTACTAAGCACTATGGAAAGAGTCAAAGCTATCTTTGACAACCGTAGGGTTAGAATTGCTACCGCCACAGAGAGTGAGCAGCAAAGATTACTACGTATTGCTAACGAAGTAATGAGTGGGGCGCGTACTCTAGACAGTGTACGCAAATCTGTGGACAACCTTCGTAAAATGAACATTGACACTTACGATTCCGGGGGTATCCTTCCCCCAGGCGTAACACTAGCTGTAAATAAGACTGGTAAGCCTGAGGGTATATTTACTCAAGAACAGATGAAGAATATGGGCGGTAAGACAATTACCGTTGAGAAGGGTGCTGTCGAACTAAACTTCAATGGCCCTGTGGATAGTGCTAGTATTGATGATGTTAAGAACTACGTCGATAAGACCTTCGAGGAACTAATCGACCAGCTACGTAGGAATTAGTATGGTTACCTATGTTGACGATTTCAATAGAGCTAATACTCTATCAGGACTAGGCTCTATTCCTGGTGGACCTACGTGGTTAGTTCAATCCGGCACATGGAGAATCCTTAATAATAGAGCACATACATCTACTTCTGCTGACCAGAACCCTATCGCTTATGTAACTCTCAATACTCCTAATGCTTCTGTTGAAGCTGATTTAGGTCCTGGGGATGCTGTCTATAGTAGAATAGTTGACTCTAACAATTGGTGGAGAATTAGACAGCGCTCGTGGACTACGCAATCTACCTCTTATAGAACTGAGTATGAGTGGCAAGCTACCTATGGAGGTACTGGTACTGCTGTAGGTACCTACGCTTGGAGCCACAACCACGGTACCTCTATTAATTCTACTTCGTGGTCGACAAGTAATACTTCGTGCCCTCATGGTAATAGCCATACCCACTCTCACAATGTTCCACAGTCAGCATCGACTATTAGTACTTGGGATGCTAATGGTGCAGACTCTTGGCGTACAGCGTCTACAGGTGGAGGTAGTGGGGGATGGCGCGGAGACAATCTAGTCTACCAGGGGCAATGGTCTAACTTCGGACGACACACAGGGCTGTGGTTCTTCAATGACTCTAGTATTAGAAACACTCTAGCTAATAAGACTATCACTGAGTTTAGAATCAGAGTCACTAGACGTTCCACTGCACACGGAGAGTACAGTGCAGGTATTCCTACGTTTAGGATGCACAACTACTCTAGTAAGCCCTCTGGACAGCCTGCTACCGGCCAGGCAAATACTAGTCATGGTATAGGATTCTCTTTAGGAGATACAAAGTGGGTCAATCTACCTCCTACTAGCTGGGGTACAGCATTCAGAGATGGTACTGCTAGAGGTATCGCTCTTTACACTCCATCAGATACCCCATACTTGCAGTTCACTTCATCTGCAAGACTAGAGATTACTAGTCATTACCCAGCATCTACTGGCGGTAACCACACTCACTCTAGGACCAGTTGCACCTTAACTGGTAGAACTCGTCAAGTAGAATCTGGTAGTAGCACTACAACTCACTACATTCTTTACTTAGAGAGAAGCATCAACGGAACAATTACTTTCGTAGGGAGTAGTACAGGTCTCACTTCAAGAGCTAGACTAGAGTTCGACGGTAATCAAGTACGAGCTTTTAAGGGAAGCAGCACTACTCCTTGGTGGTCTGGTACTAGTAGCTCACATAATACTGCTACTAAGTTTGGTATTGGGCGAGGCCCATCTGATATACTAATACACCACATTGACAATTTCAAATTAGTAGTATTTAGTCAACCCCCGTTTGCTCCCTCACCTGTTAGCCCTATTGATGGGGCAGTAATCAATGGCAGTTCTAGTCAGAGGATTCGTTGGCAGTTCAATACTCCTAACCCAGGAGACCACCAGTCTTTCTTCACTCTACAGTACGGACGAGTAGACCAGGCTACAACTACTATCACTAGAGAGACTACCAATAACTTTTGGGAAGCTCCTTCGGGGACATTTGGCCAAGGGGACTACAGGTGGAGAGTAAGCACTAAAAACAATGTAGGGTTAGAAGGGGACTTCTGTAATTGGCAATACTTCACTGCGGATATTCCTCCTGACCAAGCTAGCATCACTAGCCCTGCTAATAATGGTACTATTACAGGAGCAGTATTTCCAGTTTCATGGTCTGCTGCTGAACAGCAATTCTTTCAAGTAAGAGTACTTGCAGACAACAATGGTGTTCCTGGGGCTGTTGTATATGACTCTGGTCAGACTCATGGACCTAACGTTAGAACGCTAGAGTTAGACTTTCCTACTAACAATGTATTCAGGCATGTTCAAGTTAGAGTGCAGCGCAATACTCTGTGGTCTGATTGGGTTAGTGTCAGAGTTAGTGTTGACTACACTCCCCCAAGACCTGCATTACTAGAGCTAAGTAGGTTAGACAGCTTAGGTGGAGTAAGAACTGTAGTAATCAATCCTACACCTATGAGTGGTGAGCCCGAAGTTGTTGAAAATATGCTACAACGTAGAACAGACTTTACAAACTGGGCTGATGTAGGTACTATAGAACCTAACTTTGTATACAATGACTATTCAGTAGAGAGTGGTACTAGCTACGATTACCGGGTAGTTAGTAAGGGAGACAACAATACTCATATTGAAAGTGAAGCTTACGCAATCACTCCACAGTACAAAAAGTGGTTCTTGAAAGACCCTGACACTATTACAGACCCTGAGGACCACATCGAATTGTTTATGGATGGGTCTAGCGATATGGACATTGAGCAGAAGGAGGACCAAGCAGTATTCGGTCCGCTAGGTAGGCCAGACAGAGTCATTGTACGGGACGTTATACGGGGAGACAGGTTCCCTATTACTGTACAGCTAATGGGCGTACATGAGCGCCGCAAGTTCCTACAGATGCGTAACAGGCAGAAGACTCTATTACTACAGTCTCCGTTCCAACAGTGGTACATTGCGTTTGCTAGTGAAGGGACTAGGAGTGTAAAGAATGTAGTAGACGACTACGAGCACTACACCATCGAGTGCATTGAACAGAGAGACCCATTCAATGTTTAAGGCTAGCGATAGATTCTTTGAGGCTATCAGAGATAGTCATACTGCTGTGTCTAAGGTAGAGGTATACTCAGCAGATGATGAACTATTGTTAGATAGCTCTCAATTGCTTGTGCTGGACGGCAATATCTCTGTGGACAGAACTTCCTCTACTAGACGTACTGCATCATTGAAGCTAACAGACGTAGATAGAAGTATCACCCCTAGGCACGCAGGCGACATATTCCATCCTCTGTCTAATAACTATATTCGTATCTATCGAGGCATAAACTTCGGTAAGGTACGTGTGCCACAGACACGTACTAGAAGAGTGCTAGTTAATACTACTCAACCTGAACTTCCTGCTACTGAACCAATTGATGCTCCCTACGGACATAGCATGGGTTCACAGGTTAATAGATTTACTATCACTCCGGTAGGTGAATACATACAAGAAGATTATATAGCTTGGCTAGAAGAAGATGACCTAGAGTTAATTCCACAAGGTAAGTTCGATATCTTCGACTGTGACATTGACGACACTAGGGACTCTCTCACTATCGACCTCAAGCTATTCGACTTTGCTCGTAAAGTAGAGCGAGCTAGACTGCTAAGGAACCATGTAGTACCAGCGGGCACAAACTTTGGTACTGCTATTAGAGACATCATTGACCAAGGTGTGCCTGGACTAACGTACCAGTTTCCTCAAATTAACTTTGTAACTCCAAGGTTAGTGTTCGGCTCTAGTGGTGACCAAGAGGGAGGTGACCGATGGAAGTATGCTAGGGATATGGCAGAGGCTATCGGTCACGAGCTATTCTTTGACCGTAACGGCAATATTAGGCTACAAAAGACTCCAGTAGAGCGTGAGCAGCCTATCCTGTGGGACTACTCAGAGGGCGACCGGGCAACGTTACTATACGTAACTCGCAACTTGTCTAAGGAAGATACGTATAATCACGTTGTAGCTGTGGGGGAGTCCACCACTAATGATGAGCCTGTACGCGGTGAGGCTATGGACGATGACCCTAGCTCACCTACGTATGTGGGCGACCCGTATGGTAGTGGACCCTATGGAGCAGTACCATTCTTCCTTAGGTCTAACTTCATTCGTACACCAGAACAGGCCACAGAAGCAGCTCGAGCCAAGTTGAGACAACTGCAAGGTACTACAGAGAAGATGCGTATTATCATCACTGTAAACCCTGCACATGATGCCGGCGACCGTATTAGAATCGTTAGACGTAGGTCTAAGCTAGACTGTAGGTTCGTAATGGACAGCTTTAATATTCCATTAGAGTACAGTGGGCCTATGAACGTGACTATGCGGGAGACTAGGAGGATTACTGTTGGAGCTAGTTGAGGCACTTCACAGGAGCGTTGACAAGAAACACCCAGGAAAGATTAAACTACGGCAGTTCAAAGTTACTGGGGTAAGTGGTAATACTGTAACTGTGGACGACCGTGGTGTAAATACTCCAGGTAACAGGTATCTATCTTCTTATAGCCCAGCTGTTAATGACGTAGTGTGGGCATTAGTAGACTCAGATGCGGACATTATCATTCTAGGCAAACTAGCATAGGAGCACTCTAATGGCGCAGTATGCAAAGACTTTAGTAGCAGTTGCAACCGCCGTCCTGGTGACGCTGAGCGCCCTCCTAGGAGAGGGAGGCGACGCCGGGGGCCTCACCCTTGCCGACTGGATTACGGTGCTCCTGGCGGGCCTGGGAGCCGTGGGCGTGTACGTAGTGCCGAACGCGCCGGACGTGTCTGAGCTAGATGGTGCGGAGCGTGGCCCGGACGACTTCCGAGAGGAATGAGTCATGCAAGAGCTAAAGAGAGGTAGGACACCTACTCCTAGAGGGCTATATCTATTCACCTGGGGGATTGTCTATGCATCGTTAGCTATACTATTTGCATTGCCTTTAGCAGAGCCTACGAACCCTCTCTTTAGTGCTGTATTTGGTATTACAGCTATTATAACTCTTAGTAGCTCGTGGTTTCATAAACTAGATAACTTAGCCTTCTCAGTGCTAGTGGCTGCTACAGCATTCAGGGCACTGTGGCACATCTTTGACCTATCGGTTATTGTAGGTGCTCGACCCTCATTTATGGTCATGTGGACGGCTGTTGGTATCAGTCATTTCATCGTATCGAAGTGGCCCTATATTACAGATAGGGAACTAGAAGAACAGGCTAAGCAATACAAGATGTTATATGAAAGTGTTGCTGAGCAGAATGCTAGAGTGTTAGAGCAGACTAAGGAGCATTGCCCCCGCTGCGGTAGAGAGGGGTAATGGTGCTAACTGAATATGCTTTTGAGATTATTACCCCTCTTGTAGCAGCTATAGCATCTGTAATCGTAGGTGTTATGACCCATAGAAGGACCAAGAAAGCGCACGCAGACACCGTAACAGTAGACCATACTAGGCTAATCCAAGAGGGTTACCAAGATATTTTAGACCAGTTGAGGTCAGAGTTGGATAGAAGAAAAGAGTCTGAGGATAAGTTGAGAACTAGACTAAACTTACTAGAAAGTGAACTAGAAAGAGAGATTTCATTACGTAAACAGTTGCAAAATAAAGTGCAGGAACTACTAGAAGAAGTAAGTAGTCTTAGGGAGGACTATAACGATGACAATGGAAGCTGACGACTTTGACCCTAATGAACTTTTTGAGGTTCCTCTAGACCGTAGAGTAAATGTTGACCGCGGTGAGGGCCACATTGCAGGGCACGGTGCTGGCGACGAGGCAGTGTTACAGGCTGTACTCAGAAGGGATAGAGAAGAGTGAGCTATAGCTTCGTAGCATACGAGAGGGCTGGCGGTACTTGTAGTGG